TTCTGGAGACCGAAACATCAGCATTGTTTTGCAACACGATATGATGCAGATTTAGATGCTTGGATATATGTTGAGTGTTCTTCTCATAGATTTCATTTTGATTTAAGAACTGGCGATCAGGCAACAGAGCTTATTCATTATTTAATCACAGAATGTGAATGTATTCAGATAGAAGTTGAACCAAAACCAGTTTACCATCCTCGATGGCTTTATTGTGTCAGTTTTGTCAAACATCTGATCGGAATTAGGGGATTTTTCATTCTTTCACCCTATCAGTTGCGATGTGAATTGCTAAAACTGGGTGGAGAGGTCATTTTCAATGAATTAGAGGAGAATTAAATGGGTTTTGGACGAAGAAAAAGAGCTCCCCAAAAGTCTCAGGAGCAAATTGATGCTGAACTTGCAGAAAAAGCAAGGATAAAGAAAGAGAAAGAGTATCTTGACCATAAAGAAAGCGAAAATAAGCGTTATGTAGACGAAAATCTTAGAGGATATCGTTCTTTAACCAAAAGTTCAGGTACAACAGGCTTTCGCAACAAAAAAATGGGTAATTATTCATGAGAAGTGAAGTTAATGGTGATGCAAGTCCTGCTCCTGTAGGTGATACATCATCAGATAAAGATTATAAGCGAGTAATGGATCGCTATAAGAAGGCAAAAAGCCGTTGGCAGTCTTGGACTGACGTTTGGGAAGAATGTTATGACTATGTTTTGCCTCAGAGAGAAAGTTTTTTTCAGGAAAGTAATGGTGGTCGTAGAACTGAGAACATTTATGATGAAACAGCTGTTATTGGATTACCTAAATTTGCTTCAAGACTTCAACTTGGCTTTTTTCCACCAAACGGAAGAGCTTTTAAGCTCGCCCCAGGTCCTGATCTTCCAAAAGAATATCGTAGTCGATCACTTAATGAGGAATTAGACAAAATTACAGAGCTTTTGCATGAAGGCTTAAGAAATTCCAACTTTAATTCCGAATTTCACGAAGGATTGCAGGATTTAGGCATTGGAACGATGAATTTACTTGTAGAAAGTGGTCGTTTTGTCGGTGATTTACATTTTACGTCAGTTCCTCCAACAAATATTGCTGTGTTGCCTGGGGCAATGGATTCAGTTACAGATTGGTTTAGATGGAACCACGAATGTGACATAACAGATGTCAAGCATCGTTACCCTTATGCTAAATTTACAGATAGAATGAAGGAAGTCCAAAAAAGAGATCCTCGCAGAAAGACAAAAATCATAGAAGCAACAATCTATGATTCAGCTGATAAGTTTAAAGATGAATATAATTATTATCTAATATCTGAAACAGATAAAGAAATACTCTACAAAACAGTTCTTAAAGGACAGGGTTCAGTACCTTGGATAACAACAAGATGGAGTAAATCTGGCTTTGAGGTCTGGGGAAGAGGTCCATTGCTTCAAGCAATGCCAGCAATCAAGACTTTAAACCTAACTGTTCAGCTAATACTTGAAAATGCAGAAATGGCGATTGCAGGATCGTATGTGTATGATGATGATGGTGTGTTTAATCCTGATAACATTACTATTCAGCCTGGGACTTTTATTCCTCGAAGCCCCGGCTCCAGTATTGACTCTTTGCAATCTCCTGCAAGATTTGATGTTGGTCAGCTGATTATCGAAGACATGAGACGTAATGTCAGGAAAGCACTTTTTATTGATGAACTCGATACTCGTCCTAATGCAAAAACACCTCTTTCAGCAACGGAGGTTTCAGAACGTCTAGCCGATGTTGCAAGAGATATGGGTGCAGTTGCAGGTCGGATGCAAAAAGAGTTCCTACAGCCTCTTGTACAGCGAATAATTGCTATATATACACAGCAAGGTCTGATTGATATACCAAAAGTTGATGGAAGAGAGCTTCGTATTGTTCCTGTATCACCTTTACTAAGAGCTCAAGATCAGCAAGATGTTTCTGATTTTGTAAGATTCCAACAGACAGTAGCAGGAACATTTGGACCAGAAATAACTCCTGCTTTGTATAATCAGGAACAAGTTATAAAATTTTTAGCAGACAAGTTTGGCATTTCTGAAGAGCTTCTTGCGAATAAGCAGCAAGTCGAGACTAACATTCAAATGGCAATGCAGTTGATGCAACAACAGCAGATGGGTAGTCGATGACCAAACAAAAAGTAGAAGCTTCTATTGATGGTAGAGCTTACTCTAAAGATGTTGAAAACGATTTAAATTCTAAGGCTTATGCTTTATTTGGATCAGGTGTCGGAAAAGCATTTCTTCAATATCTTGAAAATATAACCATACATAATATTCATGCCCCCAACACACCAGCTGAGCAATTATCCCACTATGAAGGACAAAGATGGACAGTTGCCTTAATAAAAGCCAGATGTGAAATGGGTAGAAAAACATCTAATTAAAAAGGAGTTAAAATGAGTGATGAAGTACAAACAGCAACGCAAGAGGGGCAGACCTCCGAAACAACCAGAGACAGTGGTGAAGAAGGATACCAAGCAGACACAGCGACCAGTCACGGCAACGTACAACCTGAAAGTAATCAGGCAGAGACTAACGATAACCAA